TTGTCCGAGGCTGCAAAGTCGCGCCGGCAGAACCTGGTGCGAATGGAGGCCCCGGTCGACGAGACCGGCAACCATAGTGAAGAGACTCGCAGCTGGCGGCCGACGTTCCTCGAGGCGCTGGCTCAGAGGTCGAGCGTCGCGGAGGCGGCAGCGATTGCAGAGATCAGCGAGGGGGCGGTCTATAGACTACGCCGGAACGATGCCTCCTTCGCTCGTGACTGGCGCGCGGCGGTCCTCGAGGGATACGAGCACCTGGAACTGGAGACCCTTCATCGCCTGAGAATGGGCACTGGCAAGGACGATCCCAAGTTCGATATCGCCAATGCACTGCGCCTGATCGCCGTTCACAAGGAGACGCTGACTCAGGAGCAATCGGGGAAGGGCGAGCGCGACGAGGAGGCGATCATCGCGTCGCTCGATGCAAAGCTCGCCCGCATCCGGGCGCGCGAGGAGAACGTGACTCGCATGCTGCATGAAGAGGGGGTGAGTGCGCCGCGGTTGTCGAGCGCCGATGACTGATCTTCGCTGGCTGGCGCGGCTGAACGACGCGCGCCTGCGCGGGGTAGTCGAGGAAATCAGCGACGAAGAGCTGGAAGAGCTTCGCTTCCACTGGCGTCTTTGGGCCCGATCCGAACAACTAGCCCCTGCGGGCGACTGGGGTTGCTGGCTGATCTGCGCGGGCAGGGGCTTTGGGAAGACTCGCACCGGTTCGGAGTGGGTACGCGAAATTGCGAGGAATCATTCGGAAGCGCGGATCGCGCTGGTCGCCGCGTCCATCCCCGAGGCGCGCGCGATCATGGTGGAGGGCGAGAGCGGCATCCTGAGTTGCACGCCGAGCAAGTGGAAACCCGACTTCGAACCTTCGCTGCGGCGGCTCCGCTGGCCTAGCGGAGCACAAGCGTTCCTTTATTCGGCCGGCGAACCGGAATCGCTTCGTGGGCCGCAACACAGCCACGCCTGGTGTGACGAAATCGCCAAATGGGATAACGCAGCGGATCGTGCGATGCGCGCCTGGGACAATATGCTTCTCGGTCTGAGGCTGGGCGACATGCCGCGCGTGCTGGCGACAACCACGCCGCGGGCTGTTCCGCTGATGCGGCGTCTGGCCGATGAGGAGAGTAACGGATCCGTCGCTGTCACCCGCGGCAGCACGTATTCGAACGTAGCGAACCTTCCTGAATATTACATCGAGCGGATGCGCAGCCAGTATGGCGGCACCGCGCTCGGACGGCAGGAGCTCGACGGCCATCTTCTCACCGAGGTCGAAGGGGCTCTGTGGAGCCGAGCCATTCTGGAGAAACATCGTGAACAGTTCGCCAGCGCAGCCCTGGCAAGGGTGGTGGTGGCGGTGGACCCACCTGCGAGCGCGACGGGCGACGAGTGCGGCATCATCGTTGCCGGCCTCGGCGAGGACGGCATTGCCCGCGTAGTATCGGACGCCTCCCTGGCCCGGGCGAGCCCCGAGCGCTGGGCGAGAGGTGTGGCCTCCGTAGCGATGGCCTGGAAAGCCGATCGAGTGGTGGCCGAGGCCAACCAGGGCGGCAGCATGGTGGAGAGTGTTCTGCGAGCTGCGGACTGCCAAATGCCGATCCGCCTTGTTCATGCCAGCCGCGGGAAGGTGGCGCGGGCGGAGCCGGTCGCGGCGCTGTATGAAGCCGGGCGGGTACGCCATGTCGGGCTGCTCGCGCGACTGGAGGACCAGCTCTGCGGCTTGATGGCCGGCGGAACTTACGAGGGGCCGGGTCGGAGCCCTGATCGAGCCGATGCGCTGGTCTGGGCCCTGACCGAACTGATGCTGGGCCGGCGGGGTGACCCGCGCGTGCTGCAGATCTGAGCAACAAAAGGAACAGGCATGTCCTTCATCGACACGCTTCGCTCGGCCTTCAAGGGCGGAGGCGGGGCTCGCGTGCCGTTGGGCCGAAGCTTCACTTCGCCTTGGTCGTGGACCATCGAAGGCGACGGAGCCGCTCGCACGCCGTATAACTACGATCGCGCAGTGCGATCCGCCTTCCTCGCCAATCCGGTAGCCCACCGGGCCGTGAGGATCGTTGCCGAAGCTGTCGGTGGAGTGCCGATCAAGCCGGTCGATCCGCAAGCCCGCCAACTGGTGCTGGCGACCAGCGCAGGCCAATCGCTGCTCGAGACCCTTGCGGCGCACCTGCTGCTGCACGGCGACGGCTTTGTGCAGATCATGCGTGATGCGGAGGGGCAGCCTATCGAGCTGTTCGCCTTGCGGCCCGAGCGGGTGTCAGTGGTGCCGGGGCCCGACGGCTGGCCGGCGGCGTACCGGTACAAGGTGGGCGAGAAGACGCTGACAATTCCGCTCGAGGATGAAGACGGCTGGCCGGCCATCATCCACCTCAAGGCCTTCAACCCCGTCGACGACCATTACGGCGCGGGTTGCCTTAGTGCCGCTGAGCAGGCGGTGGCGATCCACAACGCCGCCGCGGACTGGAATCGGGCGCTCCTAGAAAACGCGGCTCGCCCGTCAGGTGCCTTGGTGTTCGACAGCGGCGCCGATGGTGCAGGGCTGACGACCGACCAATTCGAAAGGCTGAAGGGCGAGTTGCTGCAGGCATTCTCTGGCGGCGGCAATGCGGGTCGTCCCATGCTGCTGGAAGGGGGCCTGAAGTGGCAGTCCATGTCGATGAGTCCGGCGGACATGGATTTCGCCGAGCTCAAGGCTGCTGCTGCACGAGACATCGCGCTCGCCTTCGGTGTGCCGCCGATGCTGCTGGGTCTGCCGGGCGACAACACATACGCCAATTATCGCGAGGCCAACCGCGCCCTTTGGCGCCTTACCTTGCTGCCGCTGGCGGGCAAGATCTTCGCCGGCATCTCCGAAGGGTTACAACCCTGGTTTCCCGATCTTGACCTGGCGATCGACCTCGACGGGGTGCCCGCGCTGGCTGAAGATCGGGAGAAGGTCTGGGCCCAAGTCTCCTCCGCTGACTTCCTCGAGGCCGACGAGAAGCGTGCCCTGCTCGGACTGCCACCGAAGGGAGAGGTTAAATGATCCGCGAGGACATGCTTGCCAAGCTCATCGCGCAGGCGCGAGAGGAGGGCAGCGAATTGGTGACCTTGCGCGCCATTGTGGAAGAATCCTCGGAACTTGGCGCCGAGCGCATGCTCGGCCGGCTCGGGCTCAACGACGAGTCCGCGCAGGACGATCTCGATGAGTTGCGCGAATTGCTGAGCGCCTGGCGCGCTGCCAAGGCGAGCGCTTGGAAGGCCGTGGTCGACTGGCTGGTTCGCGGCGTAATGGCAGGATTGCTGGTCGGCATCGCCGTCCGGCTCGGCTTCGCGGATTTCCTGCGGTGAGGGTGCCGGCGATGCGCTTCGCGGGTTACGCGGCGCTGTTCGATCGGGTGGACGCGGCGTGCGACATCATCCTGCCCGGCGCATTTGCCCGCTCTCTGGCTGAACGGCGGGAACCGCTTCCGCTGTACTGGCAGCATCGACCAGACCAGGTGATCGGCCTCGTCGAGTGGGCCGCAGAGGATCGGCGCGGACTGCGCGTCATCGCCCGCCTAGACAATCCTGCCAGCCGCGCCGTCAGCGCCTTGCGGACGCGCGCAGTGAGCGGTCTGAGCTTCGGCTACCGAGCTCGGCTTTACCGCGTAATCCCCGAAGGGCGTTTGCTCGAAGATGTCGACCTCTTTGAAGTGAGCCTTGTCACCCACCCGCTGCAACACGGGGCCAGGGTACATCTCGTGCAGTAGATAAGCCGATCACTCCGTGAGTCCCCACCAGCCGCCTCCAAGGCGGCTTTTTTGTGCCCAGTTCGTAGGAAAGGTAAGTTTCTGATGGAGAAAGATATTCAAACCGATGCAATGGCCGCGAGCTTCGATATCGTGAGCCGGCAGGACGACGCCGAGAAGGCAATCGCCCTCCTGCGCAGCGACATGACGGAAGTGAAAGGGCGCTTGGAGCGCATCGGTCGTGCTGCGGCTCGGCCGGGTCTTTCCGGTGGCTCGGCCGTCGACGCGGAAGTGAAGGGCTTCGTCGACGGTTACCTTCGTCGGGGTTCGGCAACGGAGATCAAGTCGCTCGCGGCAAACGTCGTGAAGGATGGTGGCTATGCGGTCCCTCGCGAGATCGACGCCCTTATCGCTACGCAGGTGAAGGATTACAGCCCCATCCGCCAGGTGGCGCAGGTGGTGCAGGTTGGCAGCTCCGGCTACCGCAAGCTTGTGGCGGTTGGCGGCACGTCATCCGGCTGGGTCGGCGAGACGGTCGCCCGTCCGGAGACAAACGCGCCGGAATTCGCCGAAATCGCTCCGCCGACCGGTGAACTGTACGCCAACCCCGCCGCCAGCCAGGCGATGCTCGACGATGCCGCATTCGATCTTGAAAACTGGCTGGCGGCGGAAATCGCCATGGAGTTCGGACGCGCTGAAGGAGCGGCCTTCATCAAGGGCACGGGCATCGATCAGCCGCTGGGCTTTCTCTCGACACCCATTGCAAAGTCCGGCGATGCGTCGCGCGCATTCGGGACCATGCAATACCTTGCCTCCGGAGATGCGGAGGGGTTCAGTGCCAACCCCGAAGCGCGACTCATAGATCTGGTCCACCAGCTGAAGAGTCCTCTCCGGCAGGGGGCGAGCTGGGTGATGAACTCGACCACGCTGGCCGAAGTACGCAAGTTGAAGACCGCCGATGGCTCGTTCGTTTGGCAACCCGGCCTTGTTGAAGGCCAGCCCGACAGGCTGCTGGGGTACCCGGTCTTGGAAGCTGAGGACATGCCCGATATCGCGGCTGGCAACACGCCGATCGCTTTTGGCAACTTCAAGGCGGGTTATCTCATCGCCGAGCGAAGTGCGACGCAGATCCTGCGCGATCCGTTTACCCACAAGCCGTTCGTCCACTTCTACGCGACGAAGCGTGTGGGTGGGCAGGTCCTCGACAGCCAGGCAATCAAGCTGCTGCGCATCGAGGCCTAGTCCCGAGTTCGCCTGTCGGCGGGGAGTGGCTCGCCACTCCCCGGTGCGCCCGCGTTTCAAGACCAAGTTCTAGCGCGGCGCGGGCGCGCCTTCCCGAACTTTTTATGAACGGAGACCGCCATGAAGCGGGCAATCGTCGTTCCGGCGATCCTTGCCGGCGCGGCCCTTGACGAGCTCAAGGATTGGCTGGCCATCACCACCACCCGCGACGATGCGATGCTCGCCGCCCTGCTCCATTCGGCACTCGACCTGTGCGAGGCCTTCACCGGACAGATGCCGCTGGAGGCGCTGTGCGAGGAAATGCTGGCGCCGAACACGGCCTGGCAGCAGCTCTCGACTAGGCCCGTGATGGCCGTGACGGGAGTTGACTGTCTCGCGCCCGACAACTCACGCTCGGCGCTCCCGAGCGAGGATTACGCTTTCGAGCTCGAGGTTGACGGCTCGGCTAAGGTCCGGATCCTGAGGCTCGGCCAGTCTCGGCGCTTTGCCGCGCGTTTCACAGCGGGCATGGCGACGGATTGGGTGCATTTGCCTGACGGATTGCGCCAGGGTGTTCTGAGGCTGGCGGCTTACCACTATCGTCAGCGCGACGAGGCGGAGACGCGGGCGGTACCCCCTGCTGCAGTCGCGGCTTTGTGGCAGCCTTGGCGCCGGATGCGCCTGATATGATCCGAGCCGAGATAAAGGGTTTGGCCCAGCTGGCCGACCGCCTGACGGCTCAAGCCGCTCGCCTTGCTGAAGCGGCAGCCGATAACCGGTTACGTGCAAAGCGATCCGATCCGATCCGCTGGCGCCGACCCGAGCTCCTCTGGCCTCTATTCTCGAAGGGCGCCTGACTATGGAAACACAGCTGCGTGCAGCGTTGCTAGCTTGGCTGCGTGCAGACCCAGCCCTGATCGGAAAGCCCAACGCGATTGAGGAGGAAGCGCCGGTTCGCACAGCCATCCCGTGGCTCGGGGTGGCCGCGAGCGCGAGCGTCGATTGGAGTACCAAGGAGTGTAATGGACGCGAGGTGCGTCTGGCGCTGGAGCTGCATATGCGCGGCGATGATCCTGCCACGGGTGCGCAGACGATCGCCGCGGTGGAGAACAGGATCGAGACGATCCCGGCAGCTCAAGGCGGGTTTTCCATTGTCAGCGTCCGCTTCCTGCGTGCTCGCGCCGAGCAACGCACAGGCAATGTGCGAGCGATCCTGCTGGAATATCGCTTCCGACTTCTCGAGGCCTGAACGAACTACTGGAGTTATAAGACATGACAGCACAGCGAGGCTCTGCCTTCCTCCTAAAGATCAGCGACGGCGGCAGTCCCCCAGCTTATCAAACCGTAGCAGGGCTGCGCACAACCCAGATGTCGATCAACGGCGACAGTGTGGTCGTCACTCACAAGGGTTCGGGCGGATGGCGCGAACTGTTATCGGGCGCTGGAACACGGTCGGTATCCGTGAGCGCCGCCGGCATCTTCCTCGGAAGCCAGGCGGAAGCCTCGGTTCGGACTCATGCACTGGCAGGAACGCTCGACGAATACGAGTTGTCCTTCGAAGATGGCGAGCGACTGCACGGCCGCTTCCTCGTGCAGCGGCTTGACTACGCCGGCGATTTCAATGGCGAGCGCAACTATACTTTGCAGCTCGAAAGCTCCGGCGCCGTTGTCTCGGCATGAGTGGGCAGCAAGCAGCCAACAGCATACGCGGCGAAGCCTCGATCATTGTGGCGGGTCGGCCCCGGACCCTCCGACCTACCTTCACGGCGCTGGTTGCGGCAGAAGACGAGTTGGGGTCTCTCTACGCGCTTGTCGACAGGGCGGGAGAGGGCAAGCTGCGAATAAGCGAGGTAGCGACGCTTTTCTGGCATTGCGTATCTGATCCTAAGGATCTCACGCGGGAGCAGGTTGGCGAAGCCCTTATCGCCACAGGACTTGCGGCACTTTCCGGCCCGTTGCGCACGCTCCTTTCCCAAATTCTTCAAGGTCGCGTGTGAGCGACACGTTTGGGCGCGACGCTTACCTCCTGGTCGGCATCATCTGCCGCGAACTCGGCTGGCGCCCGATCGATTTCTGGAATGCCACTCCGGCCGAAATCGCGTCGATTCTGTCCCGAGAAAATGGCGACGCTCAAAACGCGCTGAGTCGCGGCGAATTCGACATGCTTATGGAGCGCGAGCGCAATGGATGATTCTCTAGACTCGCTGCTCGTAGAGGTGAGGGCGGGTACCAGCGGCTTCAAGACAGATATCGAAGGTCTGCGAAGTACTTTCGATTCCACCTTGGTCGACGGCTTTGCCAATGCAGGCAGTGTCTTGGAGCGCGGCCTGCTCTCGGCCATTCGACGCGGAAGCCTGGGATTCGATGATCTCAAGCGCACGGCTTTGCAAACGTTGAACGAGATTGCTGCCAACGCCCTGCAGTCCGGCTTGTCCGACCTACTCGGCAGCCAGGCGGGGGGAGGAGCCGGCTCCTTGGTTGGTAACGCGGTGGGTGCCTTGCTCGGCCTACCCGGCCGAGCGACCGGGGGACCGGTGTCGCCCGGCCGAGCCTATCTGGTCGGCGAGCGAGGCCCTGAGGTGTTCGTGCCGACCAGCTCGGGCCGCGTCGATGCAGGCTCATCCTCACGGGCCGAAAGGAACGTGAAAGTTTCTATCAACCTCGCCGCACCGCGCGGCAGCGATGCTCCCGTCGCCTTGCGCCGTTCGTCACGTCAAATGGCGAGCGCGGTCGGCCGGGCTCTCCGGCAGTATTGAGGAGGCAAGCACATGCCATATTGGCTCGCTTCGAAGCGAGGCGGGCAGACATTCGACTACATCCAGCGCTTCGACCCGCGCTTTTGGACTGTCGACTTTCCCCGTCCAATGATGGCGTCGGTCGTGACCACCGCCCCCGATGCCCTGCGCGTCGATTTGGAGTACCACCACTCCGACTCTCTAGCTGGGCTCATTTGGGAAAGCACCGACCGGTTAGACCATCCACTGCTCGCCTACCAAACCGACTGCGATTACTCTCGTACGTTGCTGAGGTTTCGCTGGCGGTCGGCGGGCATCCTCCCCTTAGATGAGGTAAACGGTCCGACTCTGACGATCGAAGGTCGCGATGCTGCTGGACAGGCACGGTCTTGGTACGTGCGCCTGTGGAACTATGCCACGGGAACGCCTGAAGACGCCCTGATCAGCTTGCCGTTCTCCCAGTTGTTTGATGGCTGGGACATTACCGGAGGAATTAGCCTCGTCCACCCGGCGGACATCGACCGGATGTTCATCTCACTGGCCCCGCGTGGCTTTTCACCTGCGGCACATGAACTGCTTCCCCAACGGGTCAACGCGTGGGTGGAACTCAGCGGCATTGATTGCGATGGTGAGCGTGGGCTGCTCGAGATCGGCGACGTCTTGCTTCCCGCACATGACTTGCGGATGGCGACGGCATACGACGACGGTTACAACCAAACGCCCGAGCGGATCGTTCGCTCGCTCCGCGGCCTCGGCTACCGGGACGATGTCGTCCACTATGTCGGCATGAGCCACTACTTCCGCTTGGCACCTGATCAAAGCGGAAGGATGATCGTCGAAGCTTCAGGCGAATTTGCCAAGCCGTGCACGGCATGGCACGCCAGCTACCTGCAGCATTGCGTGCAGGCAGGCTACCGTACAATTCTCTCCTTATCGTACGAGTTGTTCGACGAGCATTGCCCTGACACTTGGAAGCAGCGCTTCTTCGACGGAACCCCGGCCCTGACTGGCTGGGCTCCGCCTTCGACACTCCTATCCCCAGCGCATGACGAGGCGATGGATTACCTCCGCGCGGTTGCCGAGGGCTTCGTGCGGCTCGCGATGGCTGCAGGAATGGAAGTGTCGTTTCAGATCGGTGAGCCATGGTGGTGGCAGGCACCGGATCGGCGAGTGTGCCTCTATGACAGCGCGTCACGCGGCGTACTGCGCAGCCGCCTGGGCTTTGAACCGCCCGACATCGGCCATCTGACGGATACGCTTACAGAAAGCCAAAAAGCACTTCTCGACGAGGCGGGGCATCTGCTTGGCACCTCCGTTTGTTCGATCCGCGATCGGGTTAAGCAAGTTGCAGGCCCAAGTGCCGAAGTGATGGTCTTGCTGTTCACGCCGACAATCCTCGATGCTGCGACAGCCGAGGCATACCGCGCGAACGTGCCGATCGAGTGGGCGTGGCCTGCATTCGACCGCCTCCAGCTTGAGGATTACGACTGGTTGACGGAGGGAGCGGAAGCGCTTCGCCGGCAGGCTTATCAGGTCATGCAAGGAAGGCTGCAATACCCGCTGGCACGGCAGGACTACCTCGCCGGCTTTGTCCTGCAAGCACGGGATGCGGCTTCCTACTGGAGCCTCATAGACGCCGGCATAGAAGAGGCGGCGGCGCGGGGCGTGAGCCGGCGCTTCGTTTGGGCGCTGCCGCAGGTCGCACGCGACGGATACACGCGTCTTCCGCAAGCAGGAGATGAGGACACGATGCAAGCATTTGACGATGTGCTCTACCCTCTCGCATTAGGTCGAGACGCTGGGGTCAGCCCTGAGTTTTCGACGTCAATCTCGGTTACCGCGTCCGGACATGAGCGCCGCAACAGCCATTGGGCAGACGCGCGGCTGAGGTTCGATGTAGGACCAGGCATCCGGTCCGAGGGCGAGCTGGGCGTCCTGATCGAGTTCTTCCGCGCACGCCGCGGAGCGGCTCGCGGTTTCCGGCTGAGCGATCCGTTCGATTGCAGTTCGCACGGTATGACTGGAACGCCGCTGCCGGACGACCAACTGCTGGGCCTTGGCGACGGCCATACCGCGACATTCCAGCTGGCCAAGCATTATGGCTCCGGTTCGGAGCCGCAGGTTCGGCAGATCACGAGGCCAAGAGCAGACAGCGTGCGGGTGGCAGTGAACGGTGTGGAGACGACTGGTTTTTCCGTGCAACCTGGCGGCAAAGTCACACTCAGCGTAGCGCCGCCTGCTGGCGCTCAGGTGACAGCCGGTTTTCTGTTCGATGTGCCAGTGCGGTTCGCGGAAGATCGCTTGGACATCACGGGCGCTGTCTTCGCTGCCGGAGAGGCTCCCTCCGTACCCCTGGTCGAAGTTAGAGAAACTTCGTGAGTCGCGTCTTTTTCCAGAAGCCGCTTGAAGGTGTGGCGACCTATTGGCGCGTGGAGCGGCCTGATGGGGTGACCCTGGGCTTCACCAGTCACGACCGAGACCTGGAGTTTGACGGCCTGCGCTTTCGGGCTGCGCCGGGTATGGTTCCTTCCGCCATCCGCCGCACGGCCAGCCTTGATCCCGATAGCGCGGAGGTTGAGGGCGCCCTTAGCCATGACGCCATTAGAGCCGAGGACCTGAGTGCGGGCCGTTTTGACTACTCAAAGGTTGAAGTTGGGCTGGTCGACTGGGAAACGCTTGAGAGGTCTAGCCTCTATCATGGCGAAATCGGGACCATCTCGTCGGACGCGGGCAGTTTCGAAGCGGAACTGCGTTCCATAAAAGCAGATCTCCAGAGGGACACTGTACCGCGAACGAGCCCAACCTGCCGGGCGGTCTTCTGTGGTCCGGGATGCGGTCTCAGCTCCCATCGGTTCACTCATCACGCTGATGTAAAAGAAGTCGATCAGAGCACGAGCCGCGTGATCTTCAATTCCTCTGCTTCTCACGCCCAGCTGCGTGGTGGATGGGTTCGTTGGATCGATGGCCCTTATGCGGGGCTGAGAATGGAGATCTTGGATGCAGCGGACGATGGTCTTCTGCTTGACGGCGAAATCTCCGCCTCCCTCGTGGCCGGACATAGGGCGCTTCTGAGAGAAGGCTGTGACCACACGTTGTCGACGTGCGATACTCGCTTCGGAAACTCGGTGAATTTTCAAGGCGAGCCGTTTCTTCCGGGCAACGATGCCCTGGTCCGCTACCCGACGAGCTCGAGTTGATTTCCAGAGGCTCCGAACTTGCAGAAGCCGCCACTAGATTCGTAGGAACCAAGTTCAGGTTACATGGACGGGATCCGCGCACGGGCGTCGACTGCATTGGATTGCTCCTGTGCGCGCTTCGGGCCGTCGGCGTGGAGGCAAGCGGGCCAGATGGCTATGCGCTACGCAATTTAGCCGTCGACCAACACCTTGACTGTGTCGAAGGCATGCAACTCTCGGCGGTTTCTGGGAAGTGCCAGACAGGCGACGTGCTGCTTTTTAGATTGCGTGCTGCTCAGTTCCACTTGGGCATTGTCTGCTCAGATGGTTCGCTCGTTCATGCGCATGCGGGCCTCGGAAAGGTCGTGCTCACACCGGCGCCTTTCGCCTGGCCCATCGAACACCACTGGCGCTTGTCGCATCGCTGAGGAATGGTCGGATGGCTACACTGGTATTCTCGGCTGTCGGCACTGCCATCGGCGGACCACTAGGCGGTGCGCTTGGCGCTTTGATCGGCAACCAGCTCGATCGCGCAATTGTCGGCTCGCCAAAGCAGGAGGGGCCTAGGCTCAAGGAACTTGCCGTCACCACCTCCAGCTATGGAACGGTTATTGCAAGGCATTATGGTCGAATGCGTGCGCCCGGCACTGTGATCTGGGCGACGGATCTGAAGGAAACCGAAGAAAAGAACGGAGGCCAGAAGGGTAGCCCCTCGGTCACCACCTACGCGTATTCCATGTCGTTTGCAGTGGCTGTTTGCAGCCGTCCCATCCAAGCCATTGGCCGGATTTGGGCAGATGGGAATTTGCTGCGTGGTGCTGCCGGTGATCTGAAGGTCGCAGGCCAGTTCCGCCTGTACAATGGACATGGCGATCAACTGCCCGACCCGCTGATCGTGTCTGACCGTGGGGCTGCATGCCCGGCGTTTCGAGGCCTGGCATACTGTGTCTTCGAGGATCTACAACTTGGCGAATTCGGCAATCGACTCCCGAGCCTCACATTCGAGATCATTGCCGATGACGGCACGATCTCGCTTACGCAGATGGTGACCGGCGTCGTTCGCGGCGTCTCCACCTCTATGCCACTCCCGGGACTTATCGGGTACAGCGATGAGGGCGGACCGATCGGGGCCACATTATCGACGCTGGATCAGCTCTATCCAATGACGTGCGACGGCAGTGGGGGTTTACTGATCCTGGCTCCCTCCGAACAGGCTCAGGGCCCGTCAGCTCGCCTCCCCGAGCCCGCCATTGATGCGGAAGAGGACAGCTTCGGAAGGCTGTCAGGAAAGCTCGTTCGGCGGTTGAACGAAGAGCGCGAGGTACCTGACGGTCTCCGGTATTATGATGTCGAGCGGGATTATCAGGCCGGCATGCAGCGAGCGGAGGGCCAGGCGCGGCCGGGCCGCACGCAAACGATGGACTTCCCGGGCGCTCTCTCCTCCGTGACCGCGCGGCAGCTCTGCAATTCGGTTGTGCAACGTGCGGCCTGGTTGGGAGATCAGCTTCTCTGGCGCATCGCTGAATACGATCCCGCAATTGTCCCTGGGCGGCTCGTCTCGGCACCAGGCCACCCTGGCACCTGGCGGATCGAAAGCTGGGAATGGCGTACCGCCGGCATCGAACTCGAGCTTCGGCGTGTACCTCCGGGTCCAGCCCGTGTTTCGCCTGCCGATGCAGGCACCTTCCTTCCGCCAAAGGATGCAGTGGCCACTCCGACCATCCTGATTGCCTACGAGCGTCCTTGGGATGGGACGGGCTCTCCAGATGAGCGGCAAGTTCACGCCGCCCTGAGCTCTTCGAGCGATGGTTGGAGAGGTGCGGCAGTGTATGCCGTGGAAGGGACAACGCTAACTTATCTCCAACCTTCCGGATCACGCAGGAGCGTCGTTGGCGCTTTGGCAACGCCTTTATCGCCTTCCCCAGCTGTGTTGTTTGACCGACATGCCTCTATGCAGGTTAAGCTGGCGTCCGACACCTTGGTACTTGGCAGTACGACCATGCAAGGCCTCGCGGATGGGCGCAACCGCGCTCTTGTCGGTGATGAGGTGGTGCAGTTTGCTGCGGCCACCTCCCTAGGGGCCGGTCTCTGGCAATTGGACGGCCTGATGCGGGGGCGAGGTGGAACGGAGTTCGCGGCTCAGAGGGGGCATTCGGCCGGCGAGGTGTTCGTGCTCCTCGACGAACGACCTATCCTTCTCAATGCCACGGAAACCGCGCTTGCGACCACGCAGGATATCGCCGCAATTGGCCTGGCCGATGACACGCCAGTGATCTCCAGGATTGCCAACAGCAATCTTAGTCGCAAGCCACTCGCTCCTGTCCATGCAAAGCGAGTTCGCCAGTCGGATGGATCTTGGCAGCTCACTTGGACGCGACGAGCGCGGGGCTCGTGGACCTGGCCGGAAATAGGCGATGTGCCGATGATCGAGCAAGAGGAGCGGTATGTCGTGGGCGTCGGCAGCACCGATGCTCCGACGACGAGCTGGCAAACAACTGAACCGTCGATTGTATTGCAAGCTGGTGACGTCGCGATGCTTTCAGCCGATGCCAAGCTTTGGATCCGGCAGGTCGGATCGTTCGGCACATCAGACCCAGTTTTCATCCAAGCTATCGATTGAACCCGGGCACAGGACAACATCATGAGTGATCCGATTGCATTTACCTCTCGGACGAGTCGGTTCGGAATCCCATTTCTGTTTTCTGGTCAGGCGCAGAAGGAATTCTACATAAACGAGGCCTTTGCGCTCGTTGATGCGCTTCTTCAGCCAGTTGTCGAGGGGCTGGCGAACTCGCCTCCAGTCGAGCCGCTTGAGGGCTCCTGCTGGCTGGTGGACGGCAGTCCAGCCGACGCATGGAGCGGCCATGCCGCGGATATTGCATGCTACCAGGCAGGATCCTGGCTCTTTGCTCCCGCGGCCGAAGGCATGCGGGTCTTCGATCGAGCGAGCGGTGCCTACTTGCAGTTCCGCAATGGGTGGTCGAGCCCGGAAACTATCGCACCACCATCGGGCGGATCTAATGTGGATATTGAGGCGCGAGCCGCCATCGCTTCCTTGATCAATGCTCTGGGAGCCGGAGGGCTGATCATCCAAGGATGA